GTAGAACCCATCGTCTGCTGAACGAGTCGCATCTGCTTGTCGTATTCGCCGTACTCTTTGTACGCTATCCCGGCAAGAGCCGCAGCGGGTGCGGTTATGGTTTTCGTGAGCGCAGCTCCGGCAGCGGTGATGCTTTTACCCGTCCGCTGGATATCTCTACCCATTTTCTGATATTTTCTCGCATTCGCTTGCAACTGCCTCATTGATTTATTCATGGGGCCTGTCATCTTATCGCGAAGCTGAAGAACGACGTCTATGATCTTTGACATATCATTTCTCCTGTTGTGCTTTGATATCCTCTACCTCTCTCTTCATGAAAGAGTGTAGTATTTTCTTTTCACCCTCGCCCATCTCGTAAAATGTTGAGGGCATTACATGGTGTTCACGGTATAGCCAGAACATGAGCTGAGTTCGTGGCTCCGTGTCAATTAGTTTTTTATGTCTTCCTCATCAACATCAGAGAGGTCTGAAAGGTCTCTGATCGCATTCATAACCTCTTGTGCCTCATTCTTGAATAATTTCTCTGCCAAATCTACTCCCATACGGCATCCGAAATACTCTTGAAGACTTTTATCTTTCATGTCGGGGTCTACACACCCGAGCACGATTATCTTTTTCGCTGCTTCATAAGATTTTGCGAGGTTGAGGTTTCCATTCATATCGACCACTCCATCAAGACACTCATTGAGTTTTCTTGCTGGTACCTCACGAATCTTGATTGTGACAGTACCTTCTTTTCCGAGCGCTCTCGCGAGTGCTTTTGATTCGAAAGTACCCTCTTTCAATTCATCTACGTTTTTCCTATCTGCTTTCAATAACTGTTCTGTAAGTGACATAATAGTTTCCTCCTTTTTGTTGGTTGCTGAAGATAAAAAGGCCACTACCCGGATGGAGTAGTGGCCATTTGTGTTGATTGATTATGATACTGCAGATGCGTGGTCGATTGTTGAGGTGATCTCCCAGTCAGTGAAGCTGAACGGTATGCTCTCCTCAAGTATCTTCCTAGCCTCCCAATCAGCGAGTGAAAGCTCATCGAATGTGCATCCGAAGAGTGTCAAATCTTCCTCGCCTGTTGAGTCAGGGTCTGCAAGTTTGGTACGGATCACGCAAGTGGTGGTCTTTCCCTGTTTCAGATTGTCTGAGAGCTTCTGGATGAAGAACGATGAAATCTTGTTAAGTTTCACAGTTCCCTTTCCGTCAACTCCTGTGGTCTTATAACCCTTTGCAAGAGTTCCGACCTGATTGATCTCTGCTTTCTCAAGAGATACCTTAGCCTCAAGCCCGAGTGCTTCAGCCATCTCCTCATCATCAATCCAAAGAGTCGCGAAAGTACCATTGAGCACTCTCTCAGGCTTTATAACTTTTGCTGCCATTGCTTATTTCCTCCCTTCATCAGATGTAGATCGGGATGTCGATGTTCTCCATCACATCCACAAGATTCATCTTCGCGATCAGGAACACCTTGTCTCCGGTGTTTGCATGGCGAAGCTCCTCAGTGCTCATTCCAGATGTGTCGATACCCTTTGACTGCAGGTATGTTGCATTCTGCTCAGCATCGATGTCGATAGAGTAGTTCTCTACGATATCAGTGAGCTGCTTAAAGTAGCCCATGATGGCGTTGCAAAGCATTACCTTGTTGTCATAAGTGTTCGGGTACTTACCGATGTAAGAATCGCGAACAGTTGAGTAGATGTCGCGTGATATCTGACGCATCGTGTCGACAAGCTTAATCTTCTTGAAGGAATCTCCCTTCTCAGATGTCGTTGTCGTGAATGATGTTACCGCGGTTCCTACTCTTACCTTCTCAGCATCGAAGAAGAGTATCAGCTTGCCCGCTGCCACTGCTGCATCCTGCTGCTCTTTGGTAAGTCTTGCCACATCGTCGACTTCATTAAGTGTTGCATAAGTCGCACTCATGATCATCGGTGTGCCTGCAAGAAGACCTGCGATTCTCGGAGTGTACTGCTCCGGTGTGTAGGTGTTTGAGCCGACCTTGATATCCTCAGTCGTAAAGTTGACGATTCCCTCAAAGTCACCTGTAACCCCGGGAAGAACCGCGATGATGGGATTATGATTCTCCCACTCGTTCTTAACCCAAGATACTACGCTTGACTCAAGCTCATCTGTAGCGATCGTCGGGAAAGCTACATAGTCAACATACTGACTTGAGAAAAAGTCGAGCGCGGTTGAATAGTCTTCTGCATCGTTTGCTACGAAGAAGCAGAGAACTTTCTTCGGCTTCTGTATGTAGCCTTTGAGGGTGTCCTTGACGAACTGTTTGTTGGCAGCGGACCATGTTGATGCGATATCGTTTTCAGTAACGACCGGAACAGGGTTTGTTGCCGGGAGTGCGCCACGAAGGACAAGTCCTACAACTCCACGCTGCCCGCGCTGAATTGCGGATGCTCCCTTTTCGATGAAACGGATTGTGATACTAGGCATTCCAAGATTCATCTCCATTTACCTCCATTTTTAGTTTTGCGTCTGCCATTAGTTCAGCCGTTTCCGGCTTGCGGATGTCAGTCAGATACTCAATATCGACGCTTATCTCGAGTATGTCTCTTTCTGACCCTCCGAATCCCCAATCAAATCCTTTGCAATCAACGAACCTGGTTTCATCTTCGACTGTTATCTCTATCCCAAGCTGGAAGAGATCGCGAATCCTGTCGACCTTGCTCATTAAGTCGATCTCGTCGATCTTATCAGGGATGTACATGATTGAATATATCAAGCTATGATATAGCGTACTGTGGTTTTCAGCTCGGCTCTCGCCTGTCTCTAACCTTGTAAAAAAGCAGGGCGTTACATACCCCTCTACGACTTCGAGGCCGTAGTATTCATATGTCTTTACGTTTGGATCGTCTGATACCATAGGAAAGACTGTTTGGAGTGCTGCATTTAGCCCAGCTTTTAACTGCAAATATGTCATGCTATCACCATAACCCTGTTTCTTTTAAGAGCTCATCTACCATTTCATCAACCACACCGGGAAAGCGAAGAGTTTCATCGTCTTTTGCTTTCTTTAGGAAAAACTTTCCATTTACCGAGCCGATTGTCTGACCTCCACGTCTGAACTTCACTAGTCTGTAGTTCCCTGCCTTCGTCTTTATCTTGCGACCGTTTGGCCTTACGAGTGCGTGTCCGCGCTCTACAAGATGGAAGTGTGGCGACCTCGCTTGAATCTCTACGTATTGATTCATTCCGAATCCTTTGACCTGGCTTACTCGATATGACCCGATTCGCCCAAGAGACTTTTTACGCTTAGTATCGACATTCATCGATGACTTTGCATTTTTAACGATCTCTTTTCGAGTTTTCAGCGCTTCTTGTCTGAGCACTCGGCCAATCCTATCGGGGCATTTCTTGACGAGCAGTTTCATTGAGTCTGTTAGATCATCAAGTCCAATGACGTCGATCGTTCTCCACTGATCCATAGTCACTCCTCGGCGGTTTTTCTGATTTTCTCGATGCAGTCTATTTCCAGCATCTTCCCCTCAAGGTCGACATCTATGACTGACTGAATCTCGAAAAACATATCACCACATTCGACATACATATCCGCACGGATTCCGGGAAGGAATCTGCAGTAGATTCGATATGTAATCTCTTCATTGAGTTTTTGCAACTCATAACGCTCGTTGCCTCTGACCGGAGCGACACTCGCCCAGACGGTAGCAACCTTAACCAAGTCTTTCGATTTCTGATTAAGTGCGTTGACAGAATCGGTCTTTTTATAGATTGTGATCCGTTTATTCAACCGACCTATGTTGATAGTTCGCATAACTCACCTCACAGATAGTTTGTCGCGTGGCGTTTCAGTGTTTCCATGATGCTATGATTTACGGTAGCTGTCTTATTTTCGATAATTCCATTTCGGTTGTCGAACTGGTCGCTGATAAGGAGGAGATATGGATGAACGAGATCTGAATGTTCATCGATCTCTTCTGCTTTTAGCCCTGTGACTGCCTTTACGGTATCAAGGGCGGATGCCATGAACATCTCAAGCTCTGTCTCTTCAATCTCCGATGGAGAGTCGAGCCTCAGATAATCAGCGACATTCTCAAGCGTTATTTCACTTATTTTTGTTGGTGCAGACATATTTTCCCCTTTCTATCGCCACAATATAGCGAGGAGCAGAAGCACAGCTCCATCCCCTCGCAGCGTGGCGTATGTTTAAGAGCAACCAACTCTTATAACCTTACTTTTTCGCAGGCTTTTTCGGTGCAGGTTTCTTTTCAGTTGGCTCTGTTTTAGCAGCTTCGCCAACTTTTGTGGCATATCCCGCATCGATAAGGTCTTTTGCAACCTCATCGGGAACATCCCTTGTATCGCCCGCGCCCATTGTGACCTGGCCTACGAATGGTATGAGTGCCTTGATCTTCATACGGTCACCTCACTATCATGCCTTGAGCTTCAGTCCTGCGATCTTCTCAGAGTTCTGAACCTTAGCGTCGAGCTCTACGAAGCCAACGACCTGTACAGCATGCTTTGTAGCCATTGTCTCGCGAAGAACCTCAACCTCGATGTCTTCGGAAACCTTAACTGCAAGACCTGTCATGTCACCATAATATACGGCAACCTTTCCAGCGTTTGCTGCCTTAACCTCAGGCATAGTGTCTGTGGTGTAGACATCCTTGCCAAACAAGGTGTAGCCCCAACGAGAGTTTGCATCCTTGTTAAGCAGATATGCGCCTGTACCGCTTTCCTTGAGCTGACGGATAGCAGTTCTTGTCTTGCGGTTCATGATCCAGTAAGCGTTCTCCTGGTATGCATCCGGCACCTGCTCCTGAACCTGGATAAGCTCATCAGCAGTGATTGCAGTGTTAGCTGCGCTCTCGATAAGCTGACCTGCAGCAAGAGAGGAAAGTCCCTCGATCTTAGCAGGAACAGTTGTGCCACCACTTGTTGTTGCCGGTGTACCGATAACAAGCTCCTTCTCGATGAACTTTGCTACTGCCTCAGCAACCTTGTTGATAACGTATGAAACGATATCAAAGCTCGCATTGTTGATGAGACGCTTTCCTACGTTGGTAAGAGCCTCACCGAGGAAGCCTGTCAGAGTGATAGCTCCGAATGCGCCCTCTGTAGCATTTACCGGGTCGAAATCATCTGCATATCCGCAAACGATCTGATGATTGTCTGAATCGTAGTACGGAATTGTGAGAGTTCCCTTGACATTGTAGCGCTCTGCATCTGCGTAGATCGGGCAGATGTCAAGTACCTTCTCGATGATCTTGTTTGCGATAGAGGCCGGAATAACCGCACCATTCTCGCCAGCAGTCATGTTTCCGTCGTCAGAACGCGTCTCGATCTGTCCGTATGAACGGAGATAGTTCTCGAATGCGCGAGTGTCAGCATCCTCTGAGCTGATCTCTTCTGCCTCCGGCTCCTCATCCTCGTCCTCTGAGCGCACTACCTGTGCCTCAAGAGCACGTTTTGCGTCGATAGTCTTGTCAAGCTCTGCAAGCTCCTTCTCGTAAGCATCGAACTCGCCAGACTCCTCGGCATTCAAGCTGCGAACTTCCTCGTCAGCCTTGTCCACGATGGCGTTCATCTTTGTGACGATCGCATCGCGTTTCTGCATTAACTCTTTGATAGTCATTGCAAAATACCTCACTTTCTGATTCCCGCCATTTTCAAGCGGTTGTGATAATGATAGTTTACGTCGGCGGGAGTGCCCGCCCCCTCGGCCTCTTCGGTCGATTTATCTGCATCCCCGCCGGGGTTTGCATTCTCTTCTTCACGAGTTTCGAGTTCTTTGACAGATATCTCATCCTCATGAACTCTTATCTCTACGACCTCGCCCTCTTCGGTATCTCTGGTCATGATAAATGTCGCAGGATATGCGGGCGTTTTCGTATCGTCGAGTATTGATACCTCTTTGAGGTCCAAGTCAGTGATTTCCCTGCGCTCGACGTTACCTGATTTTGATCTCGTATCAAGAAGCGGGATGAAACCAAAAGACCACCCTGAGAGCAGTCCTCTTTTTGCTTTCTCGATGAGAGTGGCATCTGTTACTGTCGCACGGCACCAAAGTCCGACTGCATCCTCTTTGAGTTCTGCAGTCTTTGCGCTTCTCGATGCCACCTCGTGTGTTATGTCGTGGTTTAATAACACTTTGACATCGTGGGAGCGTCTTAATGACTTTTTGAAAGCGCCCTGCTTGATTCTCTCGATAAAAGGTACGCCTTTGTCGGTCAAGATGTCTGAATCTCTCTCGACTACGTTGACATATCCCTCAATCGTAGCGGAGTCACCCTTTACTCTGACTTCCATCATCGCTTTCTACCTCCTTATTGTTTGGCTCTGTTTCATGTACGTTTGCCTTGACACCCATATTCGGTGTGTATATATCTCCGCTCTCAGGATAGAAGAGTACATCCTGGAGACCGAGTTTAACGAAATCAACACCAAGAGCGGGCATATTCTCACGTTTTCTAACCTCGTCAAGCTGCAAGAAACCGTTTTTGATGCCTTTTTCGTATGCTGAGTATCTTTCGTCGATGTCTGCCTTTGTCAGACCGCTATCATCGAACGCGAAATACATGTCTTTTTCGCCGAGATACGGATTAAGCAGTACATCGTTAAGACTCCTCGCGAAATTAGTCAG